TGAATGTGCCGTCTTTTTTGTTTCTGAACACCATATCAATCGAACCTGAAAGTCGCAGCTCTTCATGAAATATTGTCCACTCGGTTCGGTAGGGTTCAAGGTGCGGATAGTCTTCGAGAAATTGTTTAAAGTATTCGTATTCAACGCTGGTATTATTATTGGGGCACTGGTTATAGTAGCACTCGATATCGTAGTGCATCGCGGTCCCAGCAGCGGCGGCTTCATCGCGGTTCTTATCCCACCCCGCCTTAATTTCGTCCGCAGTTTGTCCGTAATACTTACTTTCAGTCCACTTTTTGGAGCGCATCATGGAGTCAATAATGGCATCGGCGTCGAATTCTTCAAAGTGCGAATGGTTCCAGGTCGTCACGGAAGTATACTTGACGGATGGATCGCCATCGATCGTGTAGGTGTGTGGAATCGGGTCGAATGTAATCCGCTTGTCACGTGGGTGGGCATTTAGGCGCGCAAGATGGTCGATGTCAGGCGTGGATGAGGGCGTGGTCGTGGTTTCCATTTTTATGCTCTGGTAGTCTTGATATATAGATATGACTTATATTTATATGTATTTATATATCAATTTTGTGGAAATATTAATGTTAGTTAGATTATTTTAAGTTTTTTTTTGTATATTTCATATTTATTACATTTACGTAGCAAATCTATAGTAAATTGCGCCACCACCCCCCCAACCAGGAACACCACCAACATAATCACCATATTGAAGAGAAGGAAGACCACCGCCACCACCACCACCTAGTCCATCTTGTCCATTTTGTCCGTTTTGCCCAATTACACCATTATTCGCACCAGTACCACCGCCACCCAAACCTCCAACATTCACACGGGTTGTTATGCCATTAACACTAAAATCACCGCAAGCACCTCCACCACCGCCTCCGAATGTAATTCCACTTGTTCCAACTATATAACTTGTGATGCCATTTCCACCGCTTCCACCTATACTCACCCCGTCTGAAACTTGCTGAGCAACAATTCCAGGCTGACCAAGACCGCCACCACCACCACCACAATTTATGGCGTTACTACTTCCTCCAGTACTAACACCCGCGCCTCCAATATTGGTTCCTCCACTAGTAATTGAACCGGCACCACCACCAGCGCCACCATTAAGACCAGCATAATTACCACCATTACCACCATTACCATTCTGACCATAGCCAGGACCTCCAATCCCTCCAACCCCTCCTCCATATGCTGTCAAGGTTCCACCATTATAACTAAGGGTAGTATTAGGGTTACTATAACCACCACCATAATTAGGACCACCACCACCATCCCCTATTGTAAAACTATAACTAACCATAGCATTCATAGTTACATTCATTTGTGTATAATTTGTAATAGTTCCTCCTGCGCCACCACCTCCACCACATGAGTTACCTGCTTCGTTAGTAGTTCCACCAGGGCCTCCACCTCCTATTAAAAGGTAATCAAAATTACGCGTAGTTGTTGACATTATGGTGCCGTTAACTGAGGGACCAAATGACCCACTGCTATTACCAATACCTTGTAACTTTAATATACAATATCCTCCTGGAACTAATGAAGGAGATGGATTATTGTTACTATCAACATAAGTTATTGTTTGACTGCCTGTTTGTTGACCTTGATACACAGGATTCCAAGTAATAATGAAAGGAGGTGGAGTTCCAGTAGCGATTGTCTGCCATTGATTGTAGAACGCACTATAAAATTGTAATTGTGCTGTATATGTTAAGAAACAAAATTGACCATTATATGGTGTAGGTATATTAGAATCACGTGTTGTAGAGGATGTATTAATTGAAATTACAGAAAAATTATTGGATGTGCTTGGTGAAATAAGTCCACAATTAGTAATGTTTTGATTATTCATATTAATACCTGTGCTTCCAGCACTATTGCTTAATGTTAATGTTTGACTTAATGTTTGATTTGGCGATGTTCCTTGCGGACCCGCAACACCTTGTATACCTGTAACACCTTGCGGACCTGTAACACCTTGTATTCCTTGTGGACCTGTAACACCTTGCGGACCTGTAACACCTTGGAGACCTGTAAGACCTTGTATACCTGTAACACCTTGTATTCCTTGTGGACCTGTAACACCTTGGAGACCTATTGCACCTTGTATTCCTTGGATACCTGTAACACCTTGTGGACCTGTAACACCTTGTGGACCTGTAACACCTTGTATTCCTTGTAGACCTGTAACACCTTGTATTCCTTGTGGACCTGTAACACCTTGTATTCCTTGTATACCACTTTCACCTTGTATGCCTTCTATTCCACCCAAATTAATTTGCCATGTTGAATATGTACCCGAACCGGTTACACCTCTTACATTGGGAATAGCAGTTAATATATTACCAGAGTAGCTATTAACATCCGCAATAAAGTAGTGTGCAGCATCATGTGCAACGATAATCGTTTGTCCAGGAGTATATGCAAGATTTGGTAAAGTATTAAAAGTAACTAATCCAGGAAGAGGTGCTGAAAAATCTATTGGCGCAGATGTTGCACTTGTTGCATACCTATCACTTGTTATTTCATTTGCCATATAAGGAAATCTGGCATAGTTTCCTATAATAGTTCTATTATATCCGCCTACTTGTTTCCATGATGACGTCATTTTTGTTAAATATTCTATATTATATACTTTAAAAATAATATAAAATGTAAAATTATGCGTTATTGTTCTACTTTCTATAACGAAGATGGGGTTCAACTAGCAATAGTCTGCCATTGATTGAAGAATGAACTATAAAATTGTAATTGTCCTGTATTTGTTAATAAACAAAATTGACTATTATATGGTGCAGGTATATTAGAATTACTTGTTACGGAGGATGTATTAATTGAAATTACAGAAAAATTATTGGATGTGCTTGGTGAAATAAGTCCACAATTAGTAATGTTTTGATTATTCATATTAATACCTGTGCTTCCAGCACTATTGCTTAGTGTTAATATTTGACTTAATGTTTGTGGTATTCCAGGTGAACCCGCAACACCTTGTATACCTGTAACACCTTGTATTCCTTGTAGACCTGTAACACCTTGTATTCCTGTAACACCTTGTATTCCTTGTGGACCTGTAACACCTTGGAGACCTGCAACACCTTGTAGACCTGTAACACCTTGTATTCCTTGTGGACCTGTAACACCTTGGAGACCTGTTGCACCTTGTATTCCTTGGAGACCTGTTGCACCTTGTGGACCTGTAACACCTTGTGGACCTGTAACACCTTGTATTCCTTGTAGACCTGTAACACCTTGTATTCCTTGTGGACCTGTAACACCTTGTATTCCTTGTATACCACTTTCACCTTGTATGCCTTCTATTCCACCCAAATTAATTTGCCATGTTGAATATGTACCCGAACCGGTTACACCTCTTACATTGGGAATAGCAGTTAATATATTACCAGAGTAGCTATTAACATCCGCAATAAAGTAGTGTGCAGCATCATGTGCAACGATAATCGTTTGTCCAGGAGTATATGCAAGATTTGGTAAAGTATTGAAAGTAATTATTGATGTAAGAGGTAATGAAGAAAGATTTATTGGCACAGATGTTGCACTTGTTGCATATCTATCACTTGTTATTTCATTTGCCAGATAAGGAAATCTGGCATAGTTTCCTATATTAGTTCTATTATATCCACCTACTTGTTTCCACGATGGTCCTAAAAATTGCGATGTCATTTATATTATTATTTGTTATATTATATACTTTTAACATAATATAATATTAACTTTTACTTTCCTATTTCTTATTTTCTATTTCTTATTTCTTATTTTTCTCGTCTTTCTCTCGTTTCTCTCGTTTCTCTCGTTTCTCTCGTTTCTCTCGTTTCTCTCGTTTTGTGATACATTAAAGTCCTCAAGTAGTCTTGTCCTCAAGTCTTTTGGTGATGCAGAATACGACAAAACCTTCATTATATCATGTGTCGTAAGATTTGCCTGATGATGTTTTTTGCCGTTTATCTTTGTATCAACATGCCATTTTTTACCTTCGTCGTTGGATACTGCTTGAACTTCGGTTGAGGAATAGTATATTCTTGACTTTCCTCCTTTCCTTTTTCTCAATGTTTTTCTTATTGTTTTTTTCTTCATCGTTTTTTTATTTTGCATATATGGTATAGATGATATAGATTATACAACACGTATAATTTTAAATAAAAAAGTATGAATCTATATATATATACATAAGATGGAAAAAAATGCGGTGAAAAACATTATACAAAAGAAACTAAATATTCCTATAACCCCGGAAAATGTATACACAAGTCTAGGAAAGCATAATGCTACCTCGGACGCCCACACTAAAAATGCAAAGTATCTTGACGAGTTATATTCCGCAGCTTTTATGGCCGACTATTTTTCATAGGCGGACGCTCCAGCCTTCCCCGCCGCGGCTCTTTAAGCCCTTTACAAATATATATTATCCCAAATATACTTAAAGAATCTACCAAAAAAGTGAATGATGTAATGTTTTTCAAATCTATTTTGGAAATTTTGAAAATGGACATTTATTTTTGTCCATTTTTGATTTTTCATTTCTAGATTTGAAAAAAATGTTGAAAATCTCACTCAGACCATAATGCTCACAATCGTTTTTTCAACATGAAAAAAACGTTACGATAAATTTTGGACATTTTCTATAAGATTTTTAGTGGGGATTTTATGTTTTATCAATGTCCGAGAATGTCTATAAGATATTTATGTCTGAATAAGATTTAAATAAGATTTTATAATATTTATATATATTATAAAAACACGATATGCCAAAGACTAAGATCGATTATGGTCACACAACTATATATAAAATCTCATGTAAGGATAGTAAGGTAAAACACGTGTATATTGGATATACCACGAACTTCATTCAGCGCAAGTATTTTCACAAAAACAACTGCATAAATCATGAGGCGACTAACTACAACGATAGATTATATGCTGTCATTCGAAAACATGACGGATGGGAAAACTGGAAAATGGAAAATATTCATGTTTGTAATTGTGAAGACTATAATGCTGCGAAAAAAGTGACGCAAGAATATGCTGTGATGCTAAGAGCAACACTAAATTCTGTTGAATTAACACCTAGTAATGGATTGTTACCTACTATGGTGACAGAAACAACAGAGGTATGCAAAAAACCGAACATTAAAACAAAAAATCCCAAAAATCCTTTAACATTTTTCTGCGACATTTGTGACTATGTTACGTCAAACAAAAAAGATTTTAATAAACATATTAACACGATAAAACACATTAATAACAAAAAGTCCACAGAGCATAATATGGTATGCGAGTGTGGAAAGACTTATATAAATCGCTCATCATTATTTAACCATCGCAAAGTTTGTCCAATGAAATGCAAAGATGGTAACAATCTGGGTGAAGGTGTGCATGAAAAAGTGGTTAAGAATGAAGAGAACCTTATTTTACAGATTCAGGAAGGAGAGAAAGGAGAGAAAGGAGAGAACGACGAAAGTATTAAAATAACAAAAGATATGTTTTTGAAATTAGTGAATGATAACCAAGAGATGATAAAGATTATAAAAGAACAGCAACAACAGATAAACCTGATTATACCGAAGATATCTAATGTTGGCCCGATGACAACAAACAACAACACCACGATGAATAATACGAATAATAATTTCAATTTGAATTTCTTTTTGAATGAGAAGTGTAAAGATGCACTGAACATGTCAGAGTTTATAGAGTCACTGAAGATAACGCTGGAAGACCTGCAGTATTCGCGTTCGAATGGTTTAGTGCAGGGAATAAGCAATGTCATGATACGCGGGTTGAAAGAGTTGGATATTTATAAGCGCCCAATTCATTGCACGGACGTGAAACGTGACACCATGTATATCAAGGACAAGGAGAAATGGGAGAAGGATGAGAAACACGAGAAAATGAAAAATACGATAATTAAAATTGCAAATAAGGAGCGAAATGCAATAAGTGCGTGGGTGGATATAAATCCAGACTGGTTTGATACAGAAGCGAAACAGATGGAGTATCTAACATTGATTAACAAAGTGTGCGAACCGATTGAGAACGATATAAAAAACGAGAAAAAAATAATTAAGAATATTGGTAAAGAAATAGTATTGAATAAAGAAACGGAAAAGTTACTGATGTTGAAATAGGGTTAGGAAGGAATGGTTAGGAAGGAATGGTTAGGAATAGTTTATAAAACCGCGTTTTAAAATATAATGTTATTTTAGTATATAGCATTCAATGCCGTCGGAAGAATTGAAAAAGAAGCCAAAATACCCAGAAACTATATTTGGAACAAATTGTATGGGAGAGAATTGGACTGTGTGCTGTCCAATGAGACATTTAAAATATAATAGATACTCACAGACAAAACAAGTGATACATATAAAATATAGAGGCGGTATATATCGAATCTTTTTTTGCTCAAATAAATGCGCAAAATTTATTAAAAACTTGTCATACAATCACCCAGACAATTTTAAGAAATTATTTATAAAAAGTTTTAAACCGAATGGTGATATGGTTATAAAACACAAAGACACAAATGTGCCTTGTCAGGTTGCAGTTAAGATAGATACGTATAGTGATAGTGGTAATAAAACAGCAAAACAAAAAGGTGGGTCTGGAAGGGCAATGACGCGTAGAAATAAAAAATATTCGAAGTCGGTGTCAAAATCAAGATTTAGCAAAAGTCGTAGAAATAAAACGATGCGTAGGTAAATAATATATACTTATTATATAGGTTACTTAAGTATATATTATGAGTTTTCAAAGGGTGACAAAAAATTTAGGTAAAAGAGCAAGAAATTTATCAAGAAGCGCAAGAAGATCATTATTAGGGATGTATGATGTTTCTTCTGACTCTGCCTCTGATAATGAACTTGGTATTGAAGGTTATAATTACGATGAAGACGAAGAAGCTCTTGAAAGGTTGGAACTACCAAAAAGAGCAAGAAGTCCAACTAGAAAGCAGCAAGAGTATTCAGAACGTAAAAGAAGACGGAAAGGTGAAATAAAACAAGAAGCATTACAGCAAAGCGCCGATATTCAAACTAGGAATGAAAACGCAGTTAATCAGATGATTGAAAATATAAATGGAGTTCTTGGAACAAACGTTGGTAACACTGACCCTGTTATAAGATTTGTAATTCGACAAATTATAAATGCTCATGGTTTAACATCAAAGTCTATAGCACTTATGGCACAAAGTCGAATTCTATTAAGTGCTCTTGGTGAAGCTGCAGGTAGAAATGTATTAAGAGCAGGTATTGCTATTAGAACTGCAGGGCAAAGAACATTAGATTTTTTAAGGGGAACGAGACAATTAGTATATAGTGGTGCATCAATGGTAGCATCTAGTTTATCTAGATTACCTAGTATATTTTCATCACAACCAATAGCACAAGAACAAGGTCATCAACTTGACCCAGCTATAGCTATGCGTAGTGGTTTTGGAGAGGCAGAATCTAGACAAGCTGCACCTAGACAACAACAAGTTGAAAATGATGAACTATTGGCACGACATTTATCAAGGAATCTTGATGCTGAAAGAGCCGCTTTTTCACGTTTTGGGAGTGCTCCAAATGCAGTTTTAGCTCCTGCTTCTGCTCCTCCTCCGCTTACGCCTCCGCCTCCACCTGCTCGTGCACCTGATGCCGAGGAAGATATTTGCACTATATGTATGGCAGGTTCAGGTATAGATGAAAATGGTGTAAATCATGGTCCATTAGGATACGTCGTGGTACATAACCCCCCATTAAATAATCCCCAAACTGGATATGTCGATAAAGGACATCCAAATAGGTTTCATGAAGCATGCTTGCAGTTATGCCCTGATAACACGTGTCCTATATGTCGAGCAGATGGTCCAGTATGGAGAATGCAACGCCCACCAGGACAAGGTGGTGGTGGTTTAAAAAAGTATAGGTCCAGGTCTAGGTCTAGGTCCAAGTCCAAGACAAGACGCTTAAGAAAGTCTCGCAAGCCCCGCAAATCCCGCAAATCTAGAAAACCAAGGTCTTCGTCATGTAGAAAGTAAAAATAGAATAAATAAAATAAAAGAATAGAGTATAGAATAAAAATGAGTTACCCTTATTATCAGTCTTCCATATGCACAAGTTGTTGGTATGGTGGTTATGTAGAGCCTACGCTTGCTCCTGTTGGTTGTAGAGCTTGTGGTCATGTCGGCGTCAATGGTGGTCCACCCCCTCCAAATGGAGTAAATAATACGCAAATTCCATATGTGTCGAGTATACCCACGCAAAAGAAAATCCAAAATGTAGTTCGCGTGGATAGTTCGGAATATTTAATGAATAAAGCCGCTTTAAATGTATATACGCAACCGACTGCGACTTATAACTATGTAAACTGGAATCAGCAAAGTGACCGCGCAGTTCCGGGTGTTGTTCATCGCAATGTTCCGCGACGGGGTAATGGCAGTTCGACGCGAACCTCGATTACATGGTTGCGCCCTGGGTCTTCATCTGCAGGTTCGACGACCATGCAAGTAAGTAAAGGCGTAGATATGAAACATGGTTCCTATGATAGATATTTAGCAAAACTGAAAGGTCGTAAAGACTTACGGACGCAATCCTACGCATCTACGAGCACGAATGTTCCCGCACAAGGAAATAAGACGAGACAATTTGGTGTTGCATATTCAGATAACTGCCAGTATCCTGATCCTTTGGGTTATTGTCCGCCAATTTCTTTATAAACTATTGCGACGGAAGGTCCTGCTAATACCTAGAGTTTGAATTCCAATGTAACGTAACTATAATACACTATACATAAAATATACATAAAATATACATAAAATATACATAAAATAGTATATAAAGTTATTTTATGTATAGTGTATTATAGTTACGTTACTACTATCTCACCTACATACATCGCAAAAAATGGCTTCTAGTCACGCTCCATCCATATATAAAACACTCGATTTATTTATTATACGATATCCAAATATTACGGATGAAAAGTATGCTGAACTTGTAAAAATGTATACTGAAAAAACTGCTCTACATAATAAAAAAGTTGCCGAATCTGCATACCCCGACTCTGGATTCGATTTATTAATTCCTTATGATGTTTCCAGCCACATGTTTGGATATACGGATAATCGGCTTTCTTCGGTGACATTTCGTGTGCCACTTAGCGTGAAGTGTGCGATGTCGGAGTCGGCACCAACAACAACCGAACGAACTGCAACAGGTTACTATTTATATCCTCGATCTAGTATTGTCAAGACGCCTTTTAGAATGGCAAATTCGGTAGGAATTATTGATGCCGGGTATCGGGGTGAAATTATGGCAGTTGTTGATAATATTGACGTGGCGAATAATGACTTGAAAGCGTGCCTTGAGAGATACATGCCGCCGATGTCACGCGTGTTTCAAATTTGTGCGCCATCATTGGAACCATTTTTTGTGCGAATAGTTGAACATGAATGCGAATTGGGCGTAACGGAGCGGGGAAGTGGTGGATTTGGTTCTACGGGGGTTTAGGTGCGACCGCGGCGGCGGCGGGTTTTCCTGGAGGATTTAAATAATTTAACAAGAAATGTTTTGGCTTTTTTAGCAATGATGTAGTAATAAGATGCGCGATGTTTTTTGATGGTTCTGTCTCTAGCACGTCGTGTCATCTCACGTGCGCGAATATACGCGGAAACAAGCCCACCTTTACTTGGTTTGCATGTTCCTGCATTACATATGGGGAATGACTTTTTAGAACCGAGGAAACATTTTTTGCCACATTTTTTTAACTGGAGTGTTCTTTGATGCGCGGTGGGATTATTTTTACGCCAACTCTTGAATGTTTTTAGTAACTGCTTTCTTGTTACCATGGTATGCTGGTTTGCTTGTATATTATATAATACAAAATATAAAATTTTAATAATAATATATAGTATATTATTATTTACTATATTTTATAGTATTTATTCACTACCGGAGATAGAGTAGACATAATTAGTATTGTAAATGAGTTCTGTAGATAGATTTGCACGTCCTTTTACTAGTGAGTTAGCTAGAGTGGCGTCACCTATGTCACCTATGTTTGGACGAAGTAATGCCCCTCCTCCTCCTTCTTTTGCTCCTGTTGCTTCTACTACTTCTTTTCCGCCATTAACTGCTAAACTTTCACTTGTTCCACCACCACCAGTTTCTAGTGCAGCATTTCCTACTGCTTCTAAGCCTCAAACTCTTTCTTTTGCAGAAGTGCTTAAGTCTAATCCACCATCAGGAATAAAACTTGTGGCTCCTGCTCCTGTTCCTGCCAGTGCAACTGCTCCTCTTCCTCCTTTTAGATTATTAGAAGGAAAAAGAACAATAACAGAGGATTCTGGTGTTGTTGGTGCTCAACCTTTCACTCTTGGTCCTCGTCCTCGCCAGTCATCAAGGAGAAGACCACCTACTCCTGCTTCTGCTTCTTCTACTTCTTCTGCTGCTCCACGTAAAGATAAAGGTAAAGGTAAAGGTAAAGGTGAAAGTGAAGGTGCTCGTCCTACAAAAAGGGGTGTAAGTAGAGCCATTGTCCAACCTAAACCTGTAGTTCAACTACTTACCGCCCAACAAGAAACAGAATTATTACAAAAACAAATAAAAGCACAATTTTTAAAAGAACATTCTGAGGAAGCTAAAGAAAAAAACGATTTTATAAAAAAAGAAAATGAAATAGTAAAAGAAATACTTAAAGATCCAGAAAGAGCACCAGAAAGAGCGCCAGAAGCTATGAGTACAGAACCGACTATTTCAGAACCATCGAAAGCTGCTATAATGAGAGAAGTCGAAGAAATAAAAGAAACAGAAACACGAGAGAAAACAGAAGTAATGAATCAAGAAATAGCAATGCGACAAGAAATTGAAATGCAAGGTAAAAGAAGAAGAGATGCTGCTATGAGTGCAGCGCGATCTGTAATAAGTGAAAAAGAAAAAATGAAAGGTCTTAGTAGTATTCCCGTATTTCAAGATTATACTCCAGAACAAATAGGAGACTTTATTTTAACACAATTTCCACCTGATGTTATATCAGTATTGGACAATTTTGAAAATCTTTCGTTAACTAACAAAAAAGAAATAATTGATTTTATTATTTTAAAATACAAAGCAGTTATGTTAAATAGCCCTATTGATACACCTAATGCAGCTGATGTTGTATACAATCAACTTGGAATAAAATCGTTACCTTTGGTTGCTAGTGCCGGTATGGCTGGTATGGCTGGTATGCATCCGTCAGCTACAGCATTGTTGGTATGTGAGGTAGACCCACTAAGATGTCCTCCTGCTTCTGACTGGTGTTGCTGTCTAAGTAGTATGGATACGGATAGGGATAGGGATTTTACTGAGATAGCAGCATTAATTAAAGAACAAGGTAAAGAACAAGGTAAAAAACAAGGTCTTCCATTTGTTACCGCAAATCCAGATATACAACGTATGATGGCAAGATGTCGTCACGATGATATTCGTGTTCATGTTCCGGTTTTGGCGTCTGCATTAGCAGCATCAGCAGCATTAGCAGCAGCACCAGGTGCAGGTGGAGAAGACCCTGCAGGTTTCGATGACCCTTTCCCAAGTGTTATAATTGGAGATGAAAGAATAGTATATTCTATTGGACCTATTCTTGACGCTGAGTCAATACTTGGACGCCCGCTGATTATGATTCGAATACACAATTATAAAACTGGAGACTACCCAAATGGTATATATTTTTGGGTATACCCATCATTTAGTGAAGGCGGAGCAAATCGCGTTTTTCTTATAATAGGTAATGGACAATTTATGAAAGGTCCAGATTATACATTAACTACATTTATTCTTGACCTTTTACAAGTTCATATAAATAAATATTACACCAAACATTTTGTAAATAAGCAAGGTCCTGGTTTTACACCAACTATTTTAAATAATGTACAAGATATTGTCTGCTTTTTCGGTGGAATGATACATCTGCAGTCTATATGGGTGCACGACTTAATAGCAGGAAGAGATGTCAATCTAGATGATGATGATACAAACCCTTTAGGACCTGTGCCTGCCGGTTTTAATCGACATTGCTATACATTTAGTAGTGAACTAACCGACATCAAGAAGTGGTTTTTCAATGGTATTCCGGACGTAGCTGACGTAGATACATTTGAATATTCTCCTAAAGCAGCATTTTTTGCAACTAAATTTCTTTCAGAAAATCGAGTATATACAGGAGTACAATTCTCTAATAGTAGTTTTCCGCTTTTTTGTTGTTTAACCACTATTTTTCATAAATATAGGGATGCTCGTAAAACAGCTGTTAATAATTTTTATGACTTATTTAAAAGATGGCCCGATACACTATTTGTGCAAGGTTGTCATATAGTTCCAGGAGTGTCGCCTGTAGGATGTGTTGTAGCAGGAACTCCAAGCAATATTGCAGGAATGAGATACAATGTATTTATTGAACACCTGGCACCCCTAGAATTTGTAAAGAAATTTAAGTCGCTTCGTCTTGTTCCCCCTATAGTCACACCTGAAACCGGTGTTCCATTTACTATGGTAGCTAGGATGGGAAGGAATAGAATTTTAGTAAGAGAATTAATCTCACCTGGATTGATGCGTGATGTTCAAGAAACATGTCTTATGGTAGTTAATTTGGACCAAGCTGATGTTGAAATTAGACAACTTCAAAGTCAGGGAGCATCAGTATATGATAACGACAAAGCACAAATCATATATCGCCATTTACGTGAAGCATTGCGAAGAACTATAGATGAGGTAACTAATGTATTTTTTTCTACTGGAAGATTCCAGAGGTTAACGCGTCATCATCAACTTGAAAAAGTTCAACTATGTTTTAAACATTTTATTGGAATAGATCCAGGCGTTGATGTTACAGACTCTGATGAGTTACTAATGAGCATTATTATTCCAAGTGTTCAATTTTTAAGAGATGGTATTACACTTGTTAAAGATAGCCCACTATATAAATTAACAAGAACATTAGAGTCAGGAATTTACAGGCATCTTATTATGTCTAGTATATTGGATGAGTATACCCGAATGCCTAGTTATCCAATAAATATACCTCAGGATTTTGACCCTGTTCTTAACCCACAGGTTACCTGTTCTTTTTTAAATAGTGAAGGACAATATGTTGAACTTCCAGGAGGGTTTGGAGCGAGGCAACTTGGCAACTGCGACTTTTCAGGTATTTTTCAACACCCTTCATTTAATCCTTACATATTTTCTGCAACTCGTAAAAGTATGACATTTCCTCATGACGTCCTTGAAGGATATATGCAAGACCCACGAAGGGTTCATCCACAGACTGCTGCAAGAGATGCAACTATTCCAGTAAAAGTTCATACTAAAATGTTTCTAGTCCGGTTAGTATTTTCTACTACGTTCAGTGCCATTCAAATAGTTGTATGTGTTTCTTCGACTATATGTGTTGCAAGTCCCGTGGGAGGACAGCCATATATTTCTTTTGGAGTAGATGTGCAATTTAATGTTGTATCCATTGGTCCGATTAATACCGGTCAAGGCGGTAGTATGTCCACCGATGCAACTATATTGGCAACTATGTGTGACTATTTTTCACTCGGTTGTATGGGTGCTGCTAAAAAGGGAGAGTATTCTCTAACTGCGGGATACCAACAATTTTTTGACTATTTTGATAATTTTTTTAGAAATATTATCACCGAATGTATTAGTTATGTGTCTGCATATATTTCACCATTTAACTGCAGGACAGATTTAGTTATGAAGCACTTTGGTAGAGTTTTTGACGATGTAGGCGATAATCCTATTTCTGCTGCGATACGAGGAATGTGGGGATGGTGGGATTACTTACAACATGTTCAACCAGATGTTTGTGTAGTCGGGGGTATTAATGCCGCAAGTATAGAAACTGCAATTACAAGCGGTAGACGTGATATGCAGTTAGTGGTTCAAGCACTTTTTGACCCTATTTTGGGACAACTTGATGCACAAGCGGTTGGAGATTTTACGGGTGATGTTCGGAGTGAGATCGGCTCAGCGAGTTCATCAGAAAGGTCATCAGAGAGGTCAGATTCTGGGTCAAGTGTAAGTAGTGGCATGTCAAGCCTAGGCTCGGCGGCAAAATTGTTGCTAGCTGATACTTTAAGTTCAAGGGATAGTGACTCTTGGCCAGGAAGCATGCATAGCCAGGGTAGCCGAGATTCTGCTTCAAGTGCTGAACCTCTTTCTTTTTTACCTAGTGCTACTATGGCTTACGGAGGAACCAATAAAAAAACGCGTAAGTATAAAACCAATCGTAGGTCGAAATCGAAATCGAAATCGAAATCGAGATCGAGATCGAAAACAGGTGGTAATAGAAACAGAAATACACGAAAAAATACACACATGTCAAGAAGCAAAACCAAAATAAAAACAATGAAAATAAAGAGCAAGAAATTCCCTAAGCGTATTTATTTATACTCTACGCCACGAACCGCGCAACGTATGGCGTATAAATATCTCGGCAGAATCAAGAATGCGAAATTATATCCTGCAAGAAATCCTGCAAAGAAGTATATGGTTTTCGACCCGAAAAATAACAAGTGGGTGAATTTTGGGCAAATGGGGTATGAGGATTATACAAAACACCATGACAAAACCCGGCGCAATAACTACTTGACACGGACAAAGGGAATGCTTGGTGACTGGAAAAGTAATAAATACTCGGCCAATAATTTGTCCCGTCGCATTCTCTGGTCTTGAATGGTAAATTTACCATTCATAAAATGACTTAAAGCATTTGCAATATTATTAAATATAATATGGAGGAAATATACAAAGCGTATTTTAAGGATTATGAGGTGTCTAACATGGGAAATGTTAGACGAAAACTTACTGATGGTAACTATAAAGAATTAAAATGTTCAATCCAAAATAGAGGCTACAAATATTTTCAACAGGTAAAAGATGGTAAAAGAATAAATCATTTAGTTCATCATATTGTTGCAAAACTATTTATAGGTGAACGTCCTGAAAATCAAGTTATAGACCATATAGACAGGAATAAGTTAAACAACCATGTCAATAATCTTAGATATTGTAGCCAATTAGATAATGTAAAAAATCAAGATAAGTATAAGTCTGAGATTACAGAGCAAGACCCAAAGCAACGAAAAATATTAATAAATAAATTATATACGGAACAAAATAGAGAAAAAATTCTCAAAAATAAAAAGCAATACTATCAAAATAATAAAGAACATTTTCAAGAATATAATAAAACTTTGTTTGAATTAAAATGCGACGAATGTAACAATACACGACTTATTACACGAACTATACTAAACAAAGCAAAAAGAATAGGTAAAAATATTTGTATAAAATGCCAATCTGTTAAAAATCTAGGGGATTACTTGAATACTAAATTACCTCCTTATTCTACGATTTCGGAAATCATTACTGAGTAGGTATCAACTATAAAATTGAAAATATAAAATCTAACATATAAACGTTTAAAAAAACGATTATATATTATACCAGAACAAACCCACAAACCACAAACATGCCTTTCTACGCGGTTCATAAAGGAAAACAGCGTGGAATATATACCGACTGGAATGAATGCAAAAAGAATATATTCGGTGTAAGACATCCCGTGTTTAAGAAATTCAATACGAAAGAAGAAGCGGAGCATTTTCTGATTCACGGATTCGGCACCAAGACGAACCAGTCTATGGCGGATACGCTAGGAGTTGTGGTTGGGGGTGGTGCTGAGGGAGGTGCTGGTGGTGATAGTATCGAAAACGATACACACATTATACACGCATTCACGGATGGTTCACTTATTCGCAAAAAGAGCAAAAATGGTGAAACGAAATTGTTGTGCGGATATGGAATATATATTCCCGCATATGGTTTGATGGATGAGTTGCGGTATGCCGGCACTATACACGACAATAAAACAAATAACCGCGGCGAACTGAAAGCGATTATTGAGGGGTTGAATTATATTATCGACTTTATTGATAAAATGGCAGGAGGTGTGGATGGGAGTGGTGAGGGTGAGAATGAAAAACTAAAAAAAACGAAAATCATTCTTTATACGGATTCTTCCTATTCGAAGCTAATACTGGGAGACACGGGCGTGAAGTATAGGAAAGCGGGTTACCTTGTATCGAAGAAAAGCGGCGAAGAAGTGAAGAATGCAGACATGGTGCATGAAATCATGGAGATTCGCGACAAGATTAGCGCGTATGGTATGGAGCTGATTGTGAAGCACGTATATGCACATACGAATTTAGATACATTCGAAGCGAATGGAAATCGTCTTGCCGACGAATATGCAAATATCGGTGCGAATAAAACACATTTACATGCGAACGACTGAACGGAATAACAGAATAAAAAAGTGTTAGTTAGTTAGTATTTTGTTCGCATTAGGACTATTTTGTGGGAGGGCTGGGAGGGCTGGCACCTATACTACATTCAATACCTCTTCTGCAAATATTCTCTTTTTGTTTTGAATATTTGCAGTGTATGCTTCAATCGTATCGATGGCGATACATCCGTCGGTAGCGTCGTTGTGGTCGGTGTCGAAGGTATCGTCGGTATCAGCGTCGTGCTGTGACGCTGTTGATGCTTGTGATGCTGCATCTTCGGGTTGTTGTTGTTGTTGTTGGGGGTCTTGGAGTTGTTGCTGCTCGATCATTTCGGGTGTTGCGCGAATACGCAGCGGCGCCATAATAAACCGAAATACCGATACTGGTTCTGTTTGTCCGAATCTATGGCATCTTGCAATGGCCTGGTCTTCTACTGCCGGATTCCAGTCCGGGCTAACGAAATACACTTCCGAAAATTGTTGAAGATTGAGTCCTTCGCAACATGTTTGTATTTGCAAGATGAGCACGTTTATTGCCGCATCAGGTGCGAGGATTACGCGACGTTCGCTTTCACTTGTTCGCCCGTCCAGGTATCGCACTACAAGAGACGGAAATGCAGTTGTGATGCGCGCCTGAATATAGTCGATTTCCCCGCGGAAATGGCAAAACACGATTTTACGTTTGCCGTTATCTTTACGCGAGAGAATGGTTCGCACGACTTTCGAGATTTTGCTGCTGTAATTCTCGTCTTCTGTAGGTGGCATCCGCGGGACAGATTTGCGGCATGCGAGGCGAGGATAGATGCACGACTGCTTTGCTTGAATCATGCGGCCAATTTTAACGGGCGAAGGTTCAGGAAACCATGCAGGGGTGGCAGGGGTGATGAGGTCTGAGGCTGTGGTGGGATCCTGCTCCTGCTCCTGGTCTGCCAGTGCCGGCACATTCAAGCATCCAATTCCGCTATGAAGATTGCGCGACAATATCATTTCTTCCTGCGAGTCCCATTTCACGACGATGGTTTTTGTTGTCAGGGGCGGCAATGAAAGCCCGACGCTTTTTTTCGTGCGTTTGAGGACGTATGTTTGAACGATTTCGCGCAGATTGTCTTTGTTCGCATAATATGCCGCGGGAAGTCCAAGAAGCGCGCACAACGCATAAAGGTCGTGAATCGAGTTTTGAATTGGCGTTCCTGTGACAAACCAACGGATATTGGCGCTCAGCGTTTCGACGCTTTTGAAGATTTGGGTATTGCGGCCGCGCACATGATGCGCTTCGTCGAAAATCACGCGGTCCCATTTGAGAGCGTAGAGGGGATGCAGGCGATGAGAATTAGGACGACGAATCATGTGCCCGTATGTTGTAATCACGATGGGTGCTTCTGCCAACATTTCGGGAGTTATTTTGCGCTTTTCTGGGCCATAAAATACGAGCGCATGGTGTCCGGCAGTTTTGAGGATTTGTTGCTCCCATTGTTTGACAAGCGCGACGGGCAGCACTATCAGTGTGCGTTTCTTGAAATTGGAAATAGTGAGCCCGATCATCATGATTGTTTTGCCGAGTCCCATTTCGTCCGCGACAATTCCGCCGAAGACACATGATTGGTCCATAGCAGTAGCTCCTCCTCCTCTTCGCATTTCATTTCGAAGACAGAACTGAATGCCTTGGGTCTGGTAATCTTTGTGTTGTAATCCTGCATGTGTCAGAAAATCGTGAAAACGTTGAACATACTTACCTAGTTCCAATGGGGCGGGTGCGGGGACAGGGACAGAAACAATACGCGAATCAGGTTGGACATTGATTCGCGTATTGCGAAGGCTTGTGGGGATGTTTCTTGATGATTGTGATGCTGACATGGTTATCTATTGCTTGAAAATCTATTTCGTTGTAACGGATGGATGGGTCTATATTCCATTTCATTAGCATTTACAATTTCAATTTTCTGGCACTTTAATGAAACGTAAGCAAGTAAGTAAATTTATTTAAATCGCCTAGTATCTCGTCGCGAATATTGAGTAAGTCACTATTCTCGGGATTTTTAAAATATGGCGCATTTGACATATTAACAAGATATTTTTTAAATATTTCAATGCATAGTTTAAATTTTGTTACACTTGTGTAATCATAAAAGGGGATATGTTTCGTAGACGTAAGGTTTACACGTTTTCCTGTTTTGCCTAACATCGTTTCTACAAATTCGTCTATACGTCCATTCAAGCTTTCGTATAGTTCGTCGGTGGCTTTATGTTCAGGGTAACTAAATGTTTTCCAGTGATATATTTTAACGATGTTTAGTATCTCAATGAACTTCAAGACAATTTCACTTTCTGTGTATTTGGCATAGGTGTTTCTTTTTATTTTTCTTGTCGTATTTTTCATGGCTTTTATACTATACATCTATAAAATAATAATATTGATGTTTGAATTTCTTTAGGTTATTATAACCCCCGGAAAATTGAAGTGAAATGGAGCGATAAAATAGAATGCAGTGAAATCAAAACATCAATCTCGTCTACCTGTCAAATGTCGTCTTCGTCTCAGTCTGCTACTCGTCGTTCGTCTTCATCTTCATCTTCATCTTCATCTTCCTACACCTACGGAATCCCAGGTTCTCAGGTGACTATCAGTCTCAACAAGAGCGGAAATCATTCTCTCACGCTGTTGCGTGGTTCCAATCCAAACTCCAAGACTTCTTCCAGTATTCCTGCTCCCGTTGGTCAGCCATTCTGCAAGGTATGCTTCGATGCTGGACTCCCTGTCGCCGACTATACCGGCCATTTCGTGAAGGACCAACCCGGTCCTGGCGGAAAAGTCGTGTGCCCTACACTTCTGGCGCAGAAATGTTTGAAGTGCGGTGTTGCCGGACACACTTCAAGCTATTGCCCCCAAGAAGCGCGTCGCGAAAGGGAGCGCAAAGAGCGCGAACACGAAACCAGGCGCATGAATGTGAATGCAAATGATGTCAATGGATGGAAGGTTGTCGGTGGCGCCGCCTCTATTCCTGTTCCTCTGACCAGTTCATCAAAGCCTCAAATCAAAACTGCCGCACCTCCTCCCGTTGCACGCGGTTCGTTTGGTCTTCTCGCGGTTGATGAGCCATCTGACGACTCAGAGTATGAGCGCGAACAAGAGGAAGTCCGAAATACGCCTGCTGGTGTTCCCAAGCCCGTTGTCAAGGAGCGCCCTGTGTTGACTGGTCCGCCTCCTGCGGTTGAACCTGCCAAGCCACTGACCTGGGCTCAACGCGCCGCCGCTGCCGCGACCAAGACGCCGTCGTCATCATCATCATCAACATCTTCAGCTCCTGTTCAAACGTCTCCTCTCGTCGATACGCGCTTCCAGTTGCACTCCTTGTGCGACCGCGTTGAAATGAGCAAACGTGCATCTTCCGCAAAGAAAGTTGCGGCTGCATCTGCCGCAAATCATCGCGGGAATGCCGCATCAATTGCGCGCGAAAGTTCACTCAAGCGAAAGCAGGAATCGGTTACTATCCCTGCGTAAATGAGGTGCTGCTGGTGTGAGAGTGAGGGTGAGGTAATATCAGGTAAGTTGCGCGCACGTGTGTATATGTTCTAACACTTTTTATTACTATTTATCTAAATAGTAATAAAATAATAACGCTCCCCACCGGGCTCGAACCGATGACCTTGTGGTTAACAGCCACACGCTCTACCAACTGAGCTAGGGAAGCTTAAAAACACCCCTGGAGGGACTTGAACCCTCGACCCTGGGATTAGAAGTCCCATGCGCTATCCAACTGCGCTACAGGGGCGCAACCAACATACTATACTATCTTCATATATTATTATTTTTGTTTTTTAACGCACTGCAACAACAACAACAACAACAACAACATGCTTCTAACCAGATTCGAACTGGTGTTATTGGATTCAAAGTCCAATGTGCTAACCACTACACTATAGAAGCATACTTACTTACCAAAGAATATAGGACTCTCACTCCGATATTATTTATATTTTTTTCTTTAAGTTTGTTTTTTGATTTTAATATTTTAATATTTTAATAATGAAATGATACTATCAAAATATAAATTAATGCTTATATTACTTATATAGTAGTAATAAAAAAACAACTATCATATAAAGGTGCATAGCAAAAGACATAGAAGTAGGTTGAAATGTCCATATTTCATTATATGATTCTAGTATTTTTTTATAATTATTAAAAAATACAAAGATGCATCCTACTATAAGAAATAATAAAAATAATTTAAGTATATTTTTTTTATAAGAAACATTTATAAACAATAAAATACCAACTATTAATTCAAATAATATTATTAAATAATCCGAATATCTTGGTAGTCCAATAACTATTATTTCTTGTTCTCGCTCTTTCTTCAAATAAACTCTATGTATAGCAACTACTATAAAAAGTAATCCCGTGAGCTGTGTATAAATATCTTTCATATTACTATTAATTTATTTTATTTTTTTTGAAACTTTTATTTTATGTTTAAATAAAGTTATTGATATTTTATAAATAATGACTAAAATTAAAATTATTATAGTAAATGCAAATATTTTTGAATATAAATAAAATATCGAATATCCTGGTTCTATTTGGGTATATAGTTTAAAAAGCTTAAAAATTTTTTTTGCTAATTTTGAAATCATATGAAAAATATAATTATCCTTATGCCAGTTGTTTGAATTATCTGTATCAGGGAATAGTTGGTAACACACTGGTTCACAATACGCGTATCGTCTTGAGTGTGTGAAACTATAATAGTCCCAGTCAGTTATATCTTTTTGATTTACATTTAATAACCTTTCTCTATTTTTTTTGGTGTAAATAACTGCATGCGTTCCTCCTGAACAAATATTTATATAATGTTTACTATCTAATGTGCATGGAAGTTGTAAATATGGCAAACAACCCAAGAAATACTGGTAGTCTTTATCTTTATTATTATTTAAAAATGTGCAAATATCCTGTTGTGTAGAAGTTTTTTTAATTTTTTTACTAAATATAAAGTCGTCTTCTAAAATTAGTATATTATCATATTTTTGATTTTTTGCATGTGTAAATACTTGTAAAAAGGCATCCACCAAGTCATGTGCAGGAAGCTTGATGTGTTCATCTTTTTTACATTTCTTATAGCCTTTATTGAAAAGTATATAAACTTCTTTTGTTGGATGGTATGTTTTTAGTTGATTCATTATATCGTCATAACGACCATTCCCTTCTAGATGAATAATATATGTTGCATCTACGGCGTCATCTAGCAGTCCTTTATTATATTTAATTTTTTTAAAAGTATAACATTCTAGAGTATTTTTAACTATCATACTATGGTATATTATTCAACTATAAAATAATTAACAATAATAAATTCATAAATGAATAATATAAAGTAAATATATAGGATACAGATGTCTATGACACGTAAAGCACCAACAGAAAGTGCTACATTATTTAAAAAGGGAGTGATTAAGAAAGGCAATGATGGGAATAAGTGGGTTATCGTAACAAATGTGAGAGGAGTTCAACGTTGGCAGAAGGTGCAGGGGGCGAAGGCGAAGGTGAAGGTGAAGACGAAGACACGTCGTGTAGGTCGCCGTGTAGGCCGTGTAGTTGAACTTGGAACAGGTGATGCGTATGGGGAGAGTATTTGGGGCAAGAATAAACCATTGGAAAAATTTTGGCGAAGTTTAGCCTCCGGCAAAAAGGTGGTATTGATTCAAAAAATCGGTGGGCATAAAATATTTACTATGCCTACGGGCAAAATGACAGCGCGAAAAATGTTTAATACATTTGATAATGACCCGAATATAGTTGCGGTTCTTTCATCCAATCTGTCGACGGATGCGTATGAAGTGTTTTTGTATCCGAAAGCGGGAGATAAATCGGTAGAACACGTTATAAAAAACTACAAGAAATATTTTAAATCTGCAGGGCCTACGCCTGCAGACCTTATTGAAAAAGGCGTTCCCGCACAAGTGAAAGTGTTTTTTCCGGCGTAGTTAATTTTAAAAATGTATAAATATATAGTATATATATATAGTTATAATTCAAGCATGGATGTAGATTATAATGGTAACCCTTTACGGGCTTATTGTCCAGATAATTATGAAGTACTACCTGAAGGAACTATAGTGAAATTACATTCAGGTTTAGACGACTCATCTAAAGCTTATCTTTTATCTAAAGGTATAACAGAAGATTCTCTAGGAGTTATATATGGTTCTTATAAATCAGATGACAATATTATGGAATACTATGTTGTATGGAAAACGTCGATGAAGCGGAAAAGGCGGGAGGCTGAACGTAGACTCAGTATGAATTGGGACGAAATCATATCGACTAATAGATATATCTTAGAAAATGACTTGAGAAGTCTAAAAAGCAATCCTCGTCATCTTTCTGTGGCTCTTACAAATGCTTATGAATCACCCCGCGCCTACCTCTCCAAAGTTAGTGCGCTTCGTGCAAAATTCGAGACTCCAAAGACTCCGAGGACTCCGAGTGGTGGTAAAAGAGCACGCAAATCCAGAAAAGTTCGTAAGTCTCGCAAAGCGCGTAAGTCTCGTCGTCATCGTCCACGTCGGTGAATTTAGGATAGGTTGTTTTGGAATAAAAATTAATAATAACTTTTGGAGTTATTATTAAAATATATTTATAATATATATATAATTTAAATATGAATGATTCTTTACCGAAGTCGGGAATACCACCGATTTTGCCAATTCAAAAACCAAATGAGGATTTTCCGATGCCACAGATTCCACCGACTTCGTCCTTTGAGCTACCGGATATGAATAAGGAGGTAATGACATCATCGATGCCATCGATGGAGAAAATGATCACGCCGAAGCTTTATCCAGGAATGCCTGATGGATATTATACACCAGAAACTATTCGTCCATATATACAAAACCCCATTGTTTATGACACTATGCGTTATTATGAAGGATTGAAACATAGGCCTGATGGAAATACTCAAACTTCGCCCCCCCCCGTCGTCTCCAGAGCCAATGTTAATGAACTTCGTAGAATATTTGAGCGTGATAAAAGAGGTGGTAAAAGAGCACGCAAGTCACGCAAATCTAGAAAAGTTCGCAAGTCTAGAAAAGCGCGTAAGTCTCGCAAAGCGCGTAAGTCTCGTCGTCGTGCACGTAGGTGAATTTAGGATTGGGTTGTGTTGGAATAAAAATTAATAATAACCCGAAAGTTATTATTAATGTGAATATTAAATTTGCGCGAAGCAGGATTCGAACCTGCGCATCCTGAGATAGTGAGTGAAAGGGTTTATCCATGAATGTGGTTATATTAGATAATAATAAAATTGATATAATATTTTTGTTTTGTATTTATAACATACCACAGCAATGGCGTATATATATCGTATACTCAATAAAATTACAAAAAAATGTTACATCGGTGAAACAAAATGCAAGGATGTTGTTTGGAGATGGAATCAACATAAGCAAAAAATAGAAATAAATAAAGGCTGTCCTGCTTTACGAGATGCTGTTAAAAAATATGGTATTGATAATTTTGAATTTAGTGTATTGATTATTTGCTTCGATGATGAAAGATTTAAATATGAAATAGAGTATATAAAAAAGTATAATAGTGTTGTTCCAAATGGTTATAATATAACAAATGGTGGTGAGGGTGGAGGGTTTCAAGGAAAAACTCATACTGAAGAAGTTAAAAATATTATTAAAAATAAATTAAAACAAAAATTTATCGATAATCCTGAATTGAAAGAACAAATGTCGGAAAGAAACAAAATAGTTATGAGCAATCCCGAAGTAAGAGAGAAGATAAAAAATGGTATTTTAAATTCAGAAAAATGGAAAAAAGTAATTGAAAATATGAGAAGCGGTAATCATAAAAATAGTAAACATAGCGAAGAAGTTAAAAATAAAATTAGTGAAAGTTTGAAAAAATATCATGCAAATAATGTAAAAACTTTTAAGAATACAAATGTTAAAAGAGATAATAAATTAGGAAAAAAGATTAAACAATATGATATGAATAATAATTTATTAAATGAATATATTAGTGTAAGTGAAGCATCTAGAAAAACATCTGTTCCAAAATCATCATTATTGGTTCACCTAAAAGATAATACCAAAACAGGTGGAGGGTTTATATGGAAATATGCTTGATTAATTTACTACATAATAGGGTTACGTGTTGGAATAAAAATTAATAATAACCCGAAAGTTATTATTAATGTGAATATTAAATTTGCGCGAAGCAGGATTCGAACCTGCGAACCCGAAGGACGTCGGCTTAAGCGACGCGGCATTGACCAACTAACCGATTCGCGCTAAAACATTTAAAAAAATATATGCTCCTTACGGGGCTCGAACCCGTGACCCTGGGCTCATAAGACCCATATTCTACCAACTAAACTAAAGGAGCGAACCCATATTCCGTGACATTTTTATTTGGTTTTGTTTTATTATAGGATTAATGTTAATGTTAAGGTTTAAAGTGCAAGATATAATGTGCGTGTGAGTGAATAACATCACTACCTCGTGATGATAGTGATGTTGTGCGTCGCGGTGCTACCAACATTTTTTCAAACTAATAATGCTCGATTTTTTTGGTTTGCTGTGTGTTGGTGTGGTCGTCTGTAAAAACACAAGTGTTAGTAAATACCACCCGCTGGTTTCGATCCAGCGCCGTCTTAATAATGAGTCAAGAAAACCATTCAGTTATCAGACATTTATGTCAAAGAAGCACCAAACAGAGGTTACGTCCGCCGAGGAGGTGGTTGGTTGTTGTTGTTGTTGTTGCGGGTGGTGTCGCCATTTCGAAATCCCCACCACCCAAAGGTTTCATCGCCATAGTTTGTTTTAAATAATGATAATCCAAAGATGGCGGACCTTTTCTCGGTAAAAGTATATCTACGGGGTAGGTTTTTCTAATAATTATGATAACCCATAGATCACGTACCAAGAAATAGTCAAAATATATCAATGGAGTAAGGTGCTACATGCTCCACACTCGCATGTAACTATCTCATCCATATCAAACCATTCTATTTTTCGTTAAAATCATTTACTCATTAGTGTGTGATTTTATTCAAATGTGCCGAAAAGAGTCCCTTATTTGTTTGTTTGTTTGTTTGTCCGCGATATGACACATTGAAATAGTAAATCCTAGATATTTACATTCTATTCCATCCATATGAGATGGTCCCAAACTTCTCTTGAAATTAAAATGTATTATGCACACTATAAGTATGAGAATAACTACTTTCACAGAATTTTTCGAATACTTCCGATGAGCCTATACCCACTCTGTTTAGAGTCTCTGAGCCCGACTTTTCATTCTGGATTGTTTGATGATTTGCGCTAGTGCCTTGATGCACCGATGCGAGTTGTTGAATAATACCGGCAATAGGTTTCGATCCTATGTCCTCGGAGTTATGAGCCCCGCGCGCTTCCGCTGCGCCATGCCGGTAAAATGAAATTATTAGGATTGCTGCGTTTATAGCGTCCAGCTTGACAATACCGGCGATAGGTTTTGATCCTATGTCTCGGCTGGAGCGACCACCGCGAGCTGCCACTACTCTACACCGGTAAATAGTTTTATTGCTGTGTTTTACGTCGCTTAAGCTATGACGAATCGTTTCTTTAAAACGACCAAATTATAGAATACCGCCTGTGGGTTTTGATCCGACGACCTCCAAGTTATGAGCCTGGCGCTCTGCCCCTGAGCTAAGGCGGTGAAATGTTTGGTTTGGTTGGTGCATTTATGATGCAATAGTCGTTTCTGTAAAACGACCAAATTGAAAATGTTACCGGCGACAGGTTTCGATCCTGTGACCTTCCGCTTATAAGGCGATAACCATTCACAGAACAGACTTCAAGAGTCAAAAAGATAGCAAACGATGTTTTGAGACGCTCTGCCGCTGAGCTACACCGGTAGAATGTTTCGCGGTTGCGAAGTGCTCTAAGTGCCTTCATGCACCGGTGCGAATTGATGATAATACCGGCAACCCGTCTCGATCGAGTGACCTCAGGGTTATGAGCCCTGCGCGCTGCCCCTGCGCCATGCCGGTAAAATGTAGGTGAGTGTGGATGAGTATTTCCTTCTGCAAACTACTCATTCACATATACATATAGTTGTATGTCTTTAAGTAGTTTTAGGGAATATATATTATAACAATAAAACTACTTAAAGAACGCGTAGTATTATACTAAAAACTATACTATGGAAGAACCTGTCAATGCTTCTGTAGCGCTGTCGCTGCCGCCGATTGTCATTCACGAAGTTGTTCAAATCATGGCGAATGTGATGAACTACTTATCTGTATCATTATATGAGTCTGCGTTTACAAAAAATCATGAGGATGCGTATTCTGTGCTTAAGTCTATCTATGATAGCGTTGCTTTGCGACCTTATGCTGCGCCGTCTTTACATGATGTTAAGCAGTTTTATGAAAATGTTGTTTATTTAGGGAGCGTTACATATACCGATGATCATGACTATTATACATACAAAAGGGGGCTGCGAAAATATATTATAAACTTAGAATATAAACCATAAATGCCAAAAACAGAAAAAAATCGAAAAAGTCCAACTGAAAGTGCTACTATGTTTACTATTGGATATATTAAAAAAGGTAATGATCGAAACATGTGGAAAATTATTGCAACTTCTTCAGGTGTGCATCGTTGGCAAAAGATAGCGAACATGCATTCGAAAACAATTAAAAAGAGTAAACGAGTGGATGATAAGGATAAGGATAACAATATGCAAAAAAGTATTCTATCTAAAAATGTAAATATTTCGACCAACGAGTTAGTGAAAATAGGGAAAAAGAATAAAGTTGTAACTTCTGGAGCGTCAAAGAGTGCTCTGGCATTGCGAATATATAATATTCGAGGCAACGGATTATCCACACAAGATTTAGAAAAAATCGCGGATTTACTACCTAGTAAAGAAAAAAGAGAAGTGAAAAAAATGATTATCAAACAACACGACAACCCTGTTACGGATTATAAAGGCATGTGGAAACCAGCACCAAAAACGTTGAATAAAATGTCGCGTACTGAAATGATACATAGTCTTCGCGGTTTTAGAGATGCATGGGAGCGCGAAATGGGCAGAAATCAGGATTTATCTGATGAACGACTTGCCGCAGAAACCGAAAAAAACTTGCGCGAACATTTAACGTGGTATTATAGTGATATGGCAAAAAATCAGGCTGCAAATTGGATTCGCTATAATAAGTAAGTTATATAGATTACTTATAATAAAAATTAGATTTACTGCGTTTTTTTTGTATCTTTATATGTCGATTCTAATAATTTTATAACATTCTTTTCAAATATTTGAACAAATGCGTATATCATTTTATTTTTACACTCTATTTTTATATACGTATATGATTTTATATTATTATATATAAATATTTTTATATTAATAATAATTTAATATATATTCACTCTTTCGTTCGTTTATATAATTATTTTTATTATTAATCTAAAAATAATTGTTTAGGAATATTAAAAATATATTCTTTTATTGTATATATAGTTACAAAATGGATATTAGTTTTAAACTAGGTAATAAGCAAAATTCAAATTTAAAAATGCAACTAAATCAGTATAATAACATTTTAAATAATCAAAAAAATATGATTCTTGCATTACATCAACAAAATGCTTTGAGACAACAACAACAAGTCGTTGCTCCTGTTGTTGCACCTGTTGTTGCACCTGTTGTTGCTCCTGCATCTATGAATAATCAACCCCATGCTGTTAAAAAATTACCAAAAAAGGGATTTAACGTTTTATTTTGAAAAGTATATAATAAAATATTATTTAAGCATTAATTAAGCACTATTTAAGCACTATTTAAATATTATTTAAGCACTATTTAAGCACTATTTAAGCATTATTTAAGTATTATGAATAAATAATAAAGTAATATTTAAGCATTATTAACACAATATTAGAAATGTAATATTAAGCATAGTTAGTTAAATTATATAATTATTTTTGCACTTATATAGAATTTTATATAGAATTTATTGTATATTTCATAAATTCTATATTTTATTATAATTAAACATACTTTATTTGATAATTAAAAAAATAAAATATTATTAAATATTATAATAAATATGTCCCAAGCAGTTTCAAACGACTTTTCTCAACAAGCACCACTTGGTGAAACATTTCATCCTGGTGTTTCAGCAACTGGTTTGTTTTATGACTATAAAAGTTACGTATCATCTAAAGTAACAATAACATCTGCTATTCCACTTGTTAGATACACTATATCAGTTGAACCTAGTGACCAATCATCCAGTTCTAGTTCTTTGTATAAAGAATATGATGTAACAGATGCTATAACTTCTCAAGCTGGTAATAGTGATCAAAAGTTGGATGTTACTATTATAGATAGTAATAGTATAGGAGTGAATGCTTTATATACCTTATTGTACGATTTTAATGGTACTAATCTTACTCCAAGTGGTTCTGGTAATTTAAAAGAATATAAAATTTTACATACTATTACATATCAATATTCTAGTAAGGTTTATAAGCATTATCATATTCAAATGTTTACTTATTATAAAACTCCCGTACAAATAACAAATTTTACTTTTGATGATAATGTTGGAAATAATGATACTTTGAAAATTTCTGGTCTTATACTTGATCATGGTTTAAATGGTTCTGTTGATACAACTACTCCACAAGCTACAACTACACCAACCATTAAATCTGCTGTTACATTTACATTCCAAGAAGCTGAACCAGTTAATAGTGCTGTTGGTGCTAATAATCAACCCGATGCATATTTTGAGTATAGCACAAGTTATAATGCAGCTGGAACTTACGATATTCCAAACCTTGCATTAACCGCAGGTAAAATTTATAAAGTTACTGCACAATTTTCATGGACATTAGGTTATACCGCTTTTAAAAGATCAATACAGAATCTTTATATTATTAAACGTCCTGAAATAACAAAAATAGATAAAAATAAACTAAGCACTCATGATGCAAACAATATTGTAATGGAAATCACTACAAGTGCATTAGTTGCTTCTGGAGATATAACTGCACCATCCAAAATTTGGTTTGAATTTTATAACACTAACGTTATTCCTCAGGATGGTAATGTTACTGGACTTGTGGCTAGAGCAGGAGGTGATCCTAATCCTACTCCTGTTACTACTCCTGTTACCGGTATTGTCGCGAATAGTAATAATCTATATCCATTAAAATTAAGCGAGATTGATATTTTGAACAACAGCGGTGGTCTTTTAAATGGTACAAATTACTATGTTAGAGCTGTAGTAAGATACGAAGGTCAATCATCTCTTCCTAATACTCCACAACTTAGATATTCTAATATGTATGGTCCTTTAAATTTTCCTACTACTGATCCTGAAATTACTGGTATTCTTAAAAATGATTTATATGTTGCTGATAGTACTAAAAAAATAATAACAATATCTGTTAAAAATAGCGCATATTATCTTTATGCTCCTAATGTCACAAATGCAGCACGTTTTATGTTTTATGACCAAAGTGTATCAACATCAATCCCAGTAGCAACTACGGCAAATTTTAATTTTCTTAACAACCACGAATTATTCACATACCAAGAGTATGATGTTAGGTTGGATCAGGTTACTATAGGCGGTAATCTTGTGAATGATAAAGAATATTTAATAAGAATGGAAGTAGATCTTACAAAACATAACGGCTCCAGTGAGACACGTAAGTCTACAATAGCCACTAATACTAGTCTGGATCGTGTAAATTTTGATAGTAGAGAACCTGAAATTACTTCTTTAACTGCTTATGACGCTCAGAATGATGGTAGTGGTGATAATATGCCAACTGATGATCCTACTGATAGTTCTACTCAGCCATTAATTAATATATTTGTAAAAAGAGAAGCTTACGAACTAGTTGCTCCTAATAGTTTAAATGGAATTAGATTCATTATTTATGATTCAAATTCAACAAACGCAACCATAGTAGCAACAACTTCGCCTGATACTTTTGTAAATACGTCTATAGAAGGTTCACAAAAATATGATGTTTATTTAGATGATATTATTCTTGTAGCGAACAAACCAAAACTTTCAAATGGTGTCCAATATTATATAAAAGCAGAAGTTTCAATAGTATTGGATGGTGGAACTACTCCCGACACACGACTTTCGACAAGTTACACTTCTTTAAAATTTTCTCAAGATATTGCTGCTATTGCATCATTGAATATAGCAAATACATGGGATCTTGTTTCAGGTGGTAACCCAGTTTCACAATCATCTTTCTTCAATAATTCCCCTCTTGTTGGTATTACCGCTTACTTTAATAAAACCGATCAATTTGGTAGCGGATACACTAATCAACTCGATGTTGTTAGTACTAAATTTAAAGTAGAATATAAAGTTGGTAGCGGGCCATGGACTAATGTTAAAAAAGCTGTTTTAATACAGCAATTTACACTCAACGAAACTTTTCAGGCCGCTGTTAATAGAGCTACCAGTTCAGCTTTATCTACTGATTCAGATGGACTTTATAATAATGTTGTTGGTCCTAGTAATGTTGTTGGAACAAGTCAACCTCCTATGATATTGTACATTCCTCAAAGTCAAGACGGAGTAGTTGTTTTTAATGAAAGTGAATCTGATCGTGTTAATCTTAGAGTTAGTATTAACGATCCTACGGGAATGTGGAATAGTTCTTCGAACTTTTCGGCATCAAGAGAATCTAATAATCTATACGTAATAAATAAAATAAATACATATGAATATTCAGGCTGCAGTGATACTGGACCATATAATACAACTGGTAATAACGGAAACTTGCAGATAAACATTCCTGTTGACTGGAAGTCAATATATGCACATTCCGTTTTAGTTGGTATTAAATATGATTTAAATGATGAATATACATATGATACATTTGGGTCATTCTTGAATACCAATAATACTACGTTTGTAACTTTACCAGTAAATCCCGCATCAGGAACTACTTTATATTATAGTGTTGCGTATATTATATCCAATTTAAATAATAGTGCTACTGATACTGACCAAGGTCTTACTACTGAAAAAAATGTTCATAATAAATCATTCCCTACTTCAAGTGATTATACTATTACCAGCACTTCATACAAAACGTTTAATAGTGGTTCAGAAAGCAGTATAAGTTTTACGCTTGCATTTCAACCTGACACAAAAAGAAGAATTGATGGTCTCAATGTTTATTTCACGTCTCCAAATACCACTGAAGGGTCTAATATAACAAAGACAAGAATTGCCACATATCTAGCAACCAATGGTGGAGCAAAAACTATTCAGCTTCTTTACACAAATAATCCATCTACGATAAATTCTGATGCTACTACAAATAATACAAACTTAAATATATTAAATAGTGCAGGAGCAGTGATTAATGGTTCAGTATGGGGAGATTTTGATATGGCTAATATATCATTTGAAGCTTACAGAGATAGACGTGTAAGTTGCAGTAGTGCTAGTTATGGCTCTATAAATTATATCGAATCCGGATCTTCAGATTTTAATAAGGTAATTTGGAATGTTCCTACGCTAAGTCCCCCCAGCATTAACGGAGATATAACTCTTGCCGGCGGTATAATAAATTCGAGCACCTCTACCATCTTAAACTGGGTACAAGCCAGTAATACCAATAGTATTCTTTATAAATATGATGTATCTCTTACCTCCTCAGCTGTGACTTCAACTACGCAGACTGCATCATTACTACCTACAAATAGTTTAACTCTTAATTTAAATCAAACAACTACTGATACATATACTATACTTCTATATAAAGTATTTGATGTATCTACAAATGGTAGTAGTGACGAGAAATCTCCTGCTGATACTATAACTTTCTGTTCGATTAAAGTTGAAACTACAGCTGTTGATATTCAAGTGGTTAACCCTAGCGATACATCCAAGGTTAATGTGACATTTAATGATTCTGTTGTTACTGGTAATAGTGTTATTGCTACTGGTGATGGTCAAGTAGCAGCGTCGTTTAGTGTAAATGTTACTTCACAATATCTTGCATATACAAAAACCCTTACTAGGAGTCCATTCACTGCTAGTGACTTGTTAAGAGTTGCTGATGTTACTGCTTTAACTGCCACTGCTACTGCTGCTGCTTTAACTGCTGCTGCTGCTGCTGCTGCTGCTGCTGCTAATCCTAATGCTACTACTACTGCTGCTGCTGCTGCTGCTGCTGCTGCTGCTGATGCTGCTGCTGCTGCTGCTGCTGATGCTGCTTCTAATAAAGAATCCGTTCCTAGTGGGGGGAAAAAAGAGTATAATATACCAACTGGTATTCTGCCAGGAGACGAAATGAATTTACATATTGACACCAAAGCAAAAATATTATATAAAGTAAATACTGCAAGTAGATATACTATCCCTGTTAGTGTTCCCAAATCCCCCGATAATACTGATACTACCACAAATAGAGTAGCTAATAAATATTTAGTTTCAACCCTTCCTAGTATATCTCTTGCTCATCCTGGAGTTGTATCGGTTCCAGGAAGCTCCAATCCACATTTGTTACTTTATATGAATGCCAATGGTTTAGAATATGAAGGAATGATTAGCGTATTTGTTCTTCTTACTCAGGATGGAGATAGTATGCAACCTGAGGGTGAACATATGATGTATTTATTTCCATCATCCAATGCTAGTTTTGGATATCTTAATCAGGTTACTACAACTGGTGGTGCAGGTGCTGCAGATTTAAGACTCGCTGCAGGAGATACGTATCAGGCAAATCCAGTAAGTATTAGTGGTCATAGCACTAGTACACTTGGTGCTTCTGATTCTGCTACACTTACTATGGGTGCATTGGATAGCAATGGAAGGTTTGGTGTTTCTACATTACGTTTGCCTTCTTCATCTGTATCTGGTTTTAAAGATGGTTCTCTTGTTAATTATTTATTGATGACTACGCACAGACGTGGAACAGATACTGCGGTCGGTTCTTTTACATACCATGCACCTGTTTCTGTTAGTGGTGTTCCTAATATTACAACCAGTGGCGGTAACTATTTTGTAAATTTTACTTTAGGCACATTATAATATTCTGTATATGATGATAATGTAACTTTGCGACCTTCTGTGTTGTCGTCTTTATATGATATTAATCAGTTTTATCTATTTAAAATAATATTATATAGTATAATATTCTATAGTATTATATAATACATTCATCTATGTTAACTTATATAACTTATATAACTTATATAACTTATATAACTTATATAACTTATATAACTTATATAACTTATATAACTTATATAACTTATATAACTTATATAACTTATAATTTTCATACATAAGTGACTTATTAAATCTATATACATTTATCCACAAACACATTCGTAGTAAGGGTGCGAATAATTTTTTTATTATTTTTGTCGTAGTCTTCTATCGGTTCACATACGTTGCGCATGATTGTGAGATACTCGATTTGTTTTGACTCCGTTTCCATCCAATTCGGATTCTCCTCTACCCACGCCGTCAAAGCATTGCGTTCTTTCTTGGCAATTTGAATTATTGTATTTTTCATTTTCTCGTGTGTCTCATCTTTCTCCCATTTGGTGTTGTCTTTAATATACATCGTCTCACGCTTCTTGTCTGTGCAATGGATGGGTCGCTTTGTTACATCAAGTTGTTTGAGTCCTTTTATCATAACATCCGTTATCCCGCTTACTAATCCATTTTTACGCGAGAAGTCCAGGTCTTCCAACGTTATCTTGAGCGAATCCACGAATTCCGATATATTCAGCGCATCTTTACATGTCTCGTTTAGAAAAAACTGAATATTGAAGTTTTTGGATTTGTTGATGTTATTGGTGTTGATATTGTTGGTGGTATTGGTGGTATTGGTGTTGTTTGTCGTGCCAATCTTCTTTATTAGCTCGGCATTCTGTGTCATAAGCTGGGTTATCAGTGTCGTAAGTTTTGCAATCTCTTCTTTGTTTTCGTTGGCGTTGGTGTTTGAAGAAGACATGGTTGTAATGGGAGGACTGCATTCTTTTTTGTGTCGCCATATTGTCGTTCTCGAATTAAAGCTTTTTTTACAGATTTCACACGCATATACGTCTAGTTTTTGATAATTGCCCAGCGTGCCTTTTTTTGTTTCATTTGCCAGAATTTTGTGTTTACCTGTAAGAAGATGTCTATCAAACTTGCTTTTATATGATGCATTATAGTCACAAATTTTGCAATGAAATATTTGTGCCTTTTCTTCGTGTGCGTGTTGTTTCATTTTGTTTCATATATATGAAACAGAAAAAGTCCTAAACCCTTTTCATATAATCTTTGGAAAATGTCCAAAATTTTATCGTCACGTTTTTTTCATGTTAAAAAAGTGAATGTGACCATTATGGTCTGAGTGAAGTTTTTAACATTTTTTCAAATCTAGGATTGGTTTTTCAAAAATGGACATTTTAAAATGTCCATTTTTCAAAATCGTAGAATAGATTTGAAATTTATATACATCATTCATTCTTTGTGTGTTTTGGTGAAATGGAGCAGAATAGTTTGTTGTTTATATATTATACGTGGTCAAAAAACGTGAAAAAAAGTTCGCACAAGCGACGCGCGCGAGCGCGGAGCGACGAGTACTTATTTGCAAAAGACATTCCCTATAAAAAGCGCACCTACTAACCCGAGAAGTGCACCAAGGTGATAGTTGTATTGCATTACCTTATATACTCCTAACCATGCTTTCTTTTGCGTGTCACCTTCGATATGCAGAATCATCCAGTCACTCTTTGGTGCGAGCATATAATAAAAATAGTTGATAGTAAGCGTGATCGCACCGACTACACAAATCGTTGAAAAACGATTGAGCTTACGTGTTCCAGTCGAATGATTCCATGCCAAAAATATAAATGATGCTAGCAATCCTAGTGCAAAACCAATGAAGTAGATTCGCCTACGTTCATTTGCGATTTTGTCATAAACTACATTCTGTTGATGGGTTAAAATACGCCTAAAATTGGTTATTGCATCGGTTTTATCAGAGCCATACATCGTAAAAATCATAGCCACTATAAAAATAGTTGCTACTACGCAACTTGTTGTGCAAACCATGGTTGTGGGTTTTGGATTTTTTGTTTGGGTGTGTTGTATATATATATATATATTATGGATATAAAAAGAAAGTTTATTATTGTTGCATTGGTGTATGGGGGCATGGGGGCATGGGGGCATGGGGGCATGGGGAAAATTTACAATAAATCACGCAAATCGAAAACACTTCTGCGCGATGATGAACGTAGTCTCACGTTCATACGTGTATTTGGATTTACTCCTCTTGTTCGATTGACATGTGCTTCGTCCAGGTGAATATGGTGCACATGTTGGTCCTGATTGTCCTGATGGTCCTGATTGTCCTGGTTGTCAGTTTCTTCGTTTTCTGTATTGTTCTCGTAGTTATCGTCGTCGGTTTGTTCGTTGTCTGTTTGTTCGTTGTCTGTTTGTTCGTTGCCGGTGTTCTCGCTGTTGTCATCATTCTCTGTGTTATCGTCAGAATCATCATCATCATCATCATCATCACTATACCATTCATCCGGAACATTGCCTGCATGCACAAACTCGGCAGTCGTTTGCAATACCGCATATGCAAATGTGCGCAGCGAATCTTTGAATGCCCGCTTTGGATGATTTGATCCTCGGATATTTTGTATATGCGCGCTTTTCGGAAACCAGTAAAGTTCATCGCGGATGATTTGCTCCGCATTTGACGGAAGAAGAGTGTTGGTTGTGCTTGGTTTCGGTCTTGGGTCTTCCAATGACCCGCGGCACATTGGGCACAAGTTTTTGTTGCGAAGTGATGACAGAAGACACGAGAGATGGTATGTGTGACCACATGGTGTGATTGTTGTGTTTTTGTATCCGAGGGTTAGTGTATCGAGACAGACACAGCATGTTTGCTCTTCGAGTGAGATGGCTGGGGCGGGCTCGCATTGAAATATTTCGCTGGTGTAATGGCCGACCAACTCTTCTTGTGTGTATAGTAGTAACTCGGGGTTTGGTATGGTTTGGGTTTCTATGGTGGTGGTGGTTGATTGGATTGTAGTGGGGCATGTTACTTGAACCTGTGTTCCTGATTCGGCGGTATTCGGTCTCATCGTATTCAGAGGAGAAGACGATTTCCTTGTCTTTGTGCGCGGGCTTGGGTTCGGGTTTGCTTGAGGAGTTGTAGTAGGGTCCTGGTTATCCGGGTTCATCATCCATGAAGAGATGGTGAGAAATTTCTGCACGTAAGAGGCCATAGTTGTTTGATGATTTGATGATTTGATGATTTGATGATTTGATGATTTGATGATTTGATAACTTGATGAACAAGTTGAGTCTTTCCTGTATATACATTTATGGGATATATAAACTTCAATTTTCCGGGGACAGAATGCGGAAAATTGAAATGCAGAATCTAATGTTTGCGCCTAGTTGTTTTGCGGCGCTTATTGGTCCGTTTGGTTCGCCTAGCTTTTCTTCTTCTCCCTCCTCCCCTTTGCGATAATATACCAGGAAATGCAAATGAAGAAGGTGAGGGTCGCGATGATGAACTATAAGGGGGCAATGATTGAATTGAACCGGAACCTGGGCCTGCATTACCTAATGCATTTTTTAACCATGAACCAACTCCTCCACAATTTGTTGTGATTGTTTTTATTGTGTTTGTTATGTTTTGACTCATGATGGGGTATAGTATACTATATTAATATAGTATGATATTTTATTTGGTGTATGGATGCTTATGCCCTTCCTCCGGTAACTAATGTTGTTGCCATTTGCCCATCTTTACTACCTACACTCATCCTCGACCCCGATGGTTGAAAAACGCCACCGACCCCACCCCCACTTTGGTTTGGTTTGCTAAAATAGCCACCTGCTAAGGTTTGATTTGGATTCAACGGCATTATTCGGTATGCTGAATATGGTGTTCCGATTGAGCCGTCACCTCCGCGTCTAGTGCGGCGCGAACGGGTGCGTTTTGTATGTCTGGTGCGACGAGAGCGTTTGGTGCGATGTGCGCGACGGCTGCGATGTAAACTTTTCCTTCTTGCCATAAAAAAAGTTAGTTTTGTATTATATATATTGCAAATATTATTTATTCTATTATTTCATGATGCGATGCGACATGGCTCAATATTTGTCGCGCACATCTTTGCCAACCGGGAACCGCGGTTTTCCTTCTTCTGTCAACTCCTGGTAAATAATCGTCAGCTTTTTGCCAACATATTTTTCACCTGTTTGGAATAGTTTGCGGCGATGTTCCATCGTTCCGCGGGGACGAACACTGAATTCCTTTCCTTCCTTCGTGACGCATATCCATATAATTGTTCCCTTGTCGCGTCCATCACCTTGGGTGAACCCGACAATAGGGAATTCGTCTTCTAAAAACTCCTTATACTTTTGCAAGTCGTGGCTTCGGTAATTGCAGCGATACATGCCTTTTTTGTTGCGCAACATAATTCCTTCATAGCCGGTCTCAATAAACTCGCCAAATTGTCTCCTAAAATCGGCAGGCGTTTTCGCCTCCGTTGTCGGGACCAGACGAATAAATAGTGGCATGTGATCAGGATGTTGGGAATGAGGTGATAACAATGATGACGCGGCATGGCGTGCAAATATTTTTCGAATCATTGCGTGTCGGTCTTCGAATGGTTTCGTTTCGTCCACGATATCATAGATGTGATACTGGATTGCACACAGGCGCTCTTTGTCGCTAGGTGTCAGTTTTTTCTTCTTAATAAGCCCGGCCAATTCTTCAAAGGGGATTTCGGTAGTATATAATTCGCCGTCGAATATAGTGTTAGGGTGTTTTGCGAACACGGGTCCAAGGGATGTTTTGATATGGTCCATCGTCTCGAAATAGGAGCCGGTACGTGACTGACAATGCAGTTCGCTAGTGACGGGGTCGCGATACATTATGCAGCGCAATCCGTCTAACTTGGGTTGGACAAAACATGGGAACTCAATATTGTTCTTTTTTGCGGTGGCAGTGGCGGTGGCGGCGGCGGCGGCGGCGGCGGGGACAAATGTATGCGCAAGCATTGGGAAATACTTTTTGGATGGTTGGTGTTGCAGTGGTTGGTCCTGGTCGGGGGCTGAAGTCAAGGCTTGTGCTTGTGCTTGGTCATGATTCATCGTCTCTTGATAAGATTCCTTCTCATGCTTGTCTGTCCATTTTCGTTTTGTCTCTGCAATACATTGTTGAAGAGGTGTTGTCTCGTTTTTCTTACCTATGTTTTTTCCTTCCGTATATTCGCGAATCGTCATCTGCAGCTTGCCTTCGAGTTGTCCGTGTTCAATAGTTGCGAATGCTGTGGCTGGGGCTGGGGCTGGGGGCTGTGTTTGTACACCCTTGCTTTTACCTTTCAAATATATTTTAGCAATCCATACCCTGGTTTTGCCATTCTTTTCCGTGCCATATAATACGGGAAATGATTCGAC